TGGCGTCGAGCACCGTGTTCCTCGAAGTCACGTGGAATCCGGACGCCGGCGAGCTCCGACCGCGGCAGGTGCTGGTCGAGGTGCCGCACCCGGATCCCGAGATCGACGGGCAGACGACCGACGCGCCGTGCGCGTGCGACGAGGACGGGGAACCGTACCGCCGCGATCCAGCGGACGAGAAGGACGTTGCACTCGACGGCGGCAAGCCCTACGACCTGGACCGGGAGCCCGACGTCGAACCCATCGGGGAGATCGACTGCCGCGTCGTCGAGCCGCTCTGCGTCCGCTATAACCCCGAGGCCACGAGCGAGGACGACGCCGAGGAGATGTTCGTCGCCTACCTCTGGCCGAAAGCCAAGGTCGCCGACGAGTTCGACGTCGACATCGACGAGTTGCTCGCCGCGTCACCGGAAGACGCAGAGGACGGCGGACGCGCGGACTTCGACAACGTCATGTCGAGCGTCACCGCGGCGCCACCCGACCCCTTCTCGACGCAGCAGCAGGCGTTCGGCACGAGCCAAGAGACCGCGATTGGCGATCGCGTGCTGGTGATCAAGTACTACGCGAAGCCGTGCGACGACTACCCGGAAGGGCGCCACTGGATCAACGCGAATGCGGTCAAAGTCTGGCCCAAGCCGAAGGACACCGAGTACCCGAACGGCGAGGCGCCGCTCCCCAACCAGTTCTGGCCCCCACTCATCCCGATCATCGACACACCGGTCCCCGGCCAGCCGCACGGCGTGTCGCTCTTGTCGCAGGTGGTCCCGCTCAATGAGCAGTTGAACTACCTGGACGGGAAGATCGGCGAGTACCACGTGATGATGGCCATGGGCGGTGTCATTTGGGTCGCGCCCGAAGACAAAAACATCGAGATCACGTCGGAGCCGGGCCAGGTCAAAGTCTCGAAAGGATATGGCACGAGCAACAGGCCGCCGATCCGCGAGCAGCTCCACGCGCTGCCGGAGGCCGTCTACGGCGAGCGCGGCGTGCTCGAGACGAAGATCCGGATCGTCGCCGGCATCAGCGACGCCGACCTGTCGCAGCGGCCCGAGGGTGTGACGTCAGGCCGTGGCATTCTGGCGCTCCAAGAAGCATCGGACGCGCCGCTCATGCCGCTCCTCACGTCGATCGAGAACGCGCTCGAAGAAGTCGGTCGGCGCATGCTGGTCTTGGCGCAGGAGAAGTACTCGGACGAGCGCACGATCAAGATCCGTGGCGACAAGGGCCGATGGGAGTTCCGGAGCTTCAAGGGCGCGGACCTCTGCGACGGACTCGATGTGCGCGTCCAGACCGGCTCGACGTTCCCGTGGTCGAAAGCGGCGCAGTGGGATTCGAAGATTTCGCTGCTCACCGCGCTGCCGCAGCTTGTCATCAACGCGAAGACGGGTCAGGTCGACAAGGAAGCCCTGGGCCGCTACCTCGACTCGGGCATCCCTGGATTCGGCGTCTTCGAGACCGATGAGGACCCGGACCTGGTCGAAGTCGAGCGCGAGCACGCGATGTTCGAGGCGTATGACCCGTCGAACGCGGCCGGGGCGAATCAGCTCCCGCAGCTCGCCGTGTGGCAGAACAACGCGAAGCATCTGGAAGCGCACTTCACGTTTATGAAGCGCGACTTCGCGCGGTTCCTCCGGTGGAGCGATGCCGCGAAGGCCGCATTCCTCGATCACATGCGCCTGACCGCCGAAGCGGTCGACCAGCTCGCCGCGCAGGCGGCTGGCGTTCCGACCGGCGCGGGCGCGCCGCCCGGAGCCGAGGGTGCGCCAGGCGCACCGGGAGCACCGCCAGAGCCGGGCGCCGGACCGAGCCTGCAGCTCGTGCCGCCCGGTGGGACGACCGGCCAACTGAACGTCCCGACCAGCCGCCCGCCGAGCGGCGGCACCGCAGCGCCCCGGCTCACGCGCACCGACTACGCAGCCGCAGGCAGCCAATAGCAGCGCGCCTCTCCCTTTCCGAATCGGACACTGACGACATGGCACAACTCGACATCGATACCGCCAACGACGTGCACGACGCAGAGCAGAGCTTCATCGAGAGCGTCGCGGCGAAGTACCAAGCTGAGGACGACGCCGCAGACAAGGCCGCAGACGAGGCCGCGAGCGGCGACGACTCCGAGGACGAGGAGGCGCAGGACGAGCAGGGCGCGGACGCAGACGATTCTGACGACGCGGACGAGCACACCGACTCGGACACCTCGAGCGACGATCCCGACGGGGACGACGCCGAACCCGACGAGGACTCGGACGAGGGCGACGCCGAGGACCACCCCGAGGAGGATGACTCCGAGGAGTCCGAGGATGGCGACGACGTCGAGGAGGAGGACGCGGCCGACGACAGCAGTGAGGACGACGACGACGAGGAGCCGTCTGAGGAGTTTCAGGCGGCGGCGAAGCGGCTCAACATCCCGCTGACCCTCGAGGACATCGAGGACGAGACTGCCCGCCGACTGGTGAAGCAGAAACTCAAGGGGATGGATGCAGCTTTCACCCGCGGCATGCAGGACCTGCGCGCGTACCGGCAGGACGAGGTGCGCTTCCGTGCGGAGGAGCAGTTCCGCAAGGAGAACCCGGACCTCGTGATCGCGGAGCTGCTGCAGGCTGGCGGCGAAGAACTCTTCGACAAGGTCAACGCTCGCATGGCGAAGCTGACCGACGAAGACAGCCAGGCCGCATTCAAGATCATCGTCGACGACAAGCGGAAGAAAGCCGCCACCGCGATCGAGTCACAGATCGCCGAGGGCCAGAAGCTCGTCGAGCGCGCCGACCATGTCGAGACGCTCGCGAAGCGCGTGGCGCAAAAGGCCGGGCTCCCGTGGGAGTTCGCCGAGAGCGCCGTCGAACGCGCGTTACTTCGGAAGCCCGCCGACAAGCGGGACCTCACGGACGAGGAAATCCGAGAGGCCGTGAAGGCCGAGGCGGACAACTACCAGCGCCACGTGCGCGCGCACCGGCGCGAGGCGTCCAAGAAGACGATTCAGGAGCGGACCGCCAACCGGCGAACCACTCCAGGGACCAAGGCTCCGGCAGCCGCCGCGAGTCCCAAGCCCGGCGCGAAAAAGAAGGCGACGATCGACTACTCCAACGAGGATTCCCGGCGCGCGCCGATGCACGATCTGGCGCGCAAGCTCTTCCCCGGCGCCAAGGACGAGTAGCACCGACCAGCAGTCCGTAGCACCGAAGTACTCGTAGCACACAACTCAACTCATCAGGCAACCGCCCTGCGCTCCGCGAAAACCGGAGTCGCGGGGCTTTTCGTTTTTGGAGGATCACCCCCATGGCTGGAATCACCGTCACCAAGACGCAGTGGGATGCCCTGCTCCAGGAGGACTACGTCCTGGACGGCATCAAGGTCGCCGTGAACAAGGCGACGCCGTTCAAGTCGAAGCTGCGCCGAAAAGGCATGACCGCCGGACGCCGACGCATCTACCCGGTGCAGGTCGGCATGTCGCAGGGCAACGGCGCGCGCGGAGAGCTCGACGACATGCCGGATTACGGTGCCGAAGAGTTCGTGGACGCCATCGTGTCGGCCAAGTACAACTACGGCACCTTCAAGGTGTCCGGCCCCTCGATGGAGTTCTCGAGCCGGAAGGCGTGGGTCGAGTTCGGCGATCGCCAGCTCACCGGCACGAAGGAAGGGCTCACGCAGGACATCGGCCGGCAATGCTGGAGCGATGGCTCGGGCAAGCTCGCGCTCGTGAACGGCGCGGCGATCGCGACCGACACCGTGATCACCGTCGACTCGGCGTTCGGCGTTCTCTGGGGCTCGCTCGCCACGCGGACGACGAACCTGTTCCGCAAGAACATGATCGTCGCCTTTGGCGCCGAGGACAACGGGGGCGCGGGCTACACGATCACCGCCGTCGGCGCGACCACGATCAGCATCACGCCGGGGCTCGCCAACCCGGTGGCGGACAACACCGCGATCTACAAGAACAAGGCGAAGGACAAGGAGATCACCGGGTTCTTGAAGTTCGTCGCGACGGCCGCGTTCATGACCGGCGAGCTGGGCCTCGCCGATGCCATCTACAACGGCATCGACCGCGCGGCCTTCGACTCGTGGGAAGGCAACGTCGTGAATGCCGCGGCCGCGCTCTCGTTGGCGCTCGTTCGGCAGCTCAAGGACGTCGTCTTCAAGCGCGCCGAAGACGAGGACTCGAACCTCTGCATCAACTCGACCGAAGTGACGCGCGACTACGAAGCGCTGCTCGTCCCGAACCAGCGCTACGTACCGCCGATGAAGCTCGAGGGCGGCTACACGGCGTTGGAGCACGACGGGCTCCGGCTGACCAAGGATTCCAAGGCGCCCGTCAAATGCTTCAACATCCTCAACACGAACTACATCGCGTGGGCGCAGACGCAGGATCCGCATTGGGACAATGACGGCTCCGGCATCATGCACCGCGTCGAGGGCCAGGACGCGCGCACGGCGATGCTCAAGTGGTACTCGGAACTCGACGTCGACGAGCCGCGCCGTATGGGCACGCTCTACAATTTAACCGTCACGTGAACCGTTGCGGCTCAACGTGATGCGCAACTTGTTTCCGTTTGCCGTCCCGGGGTATCTACGCCCCGGCGGCAAACGGATGCCCGCATTCACGGCGCGCAGCGGGCGACCGTGGCTCTCGATCGCGCTGCCGCTCTTCAGCGTAGCGCTGGCCACGTGCTCTAATACACGCCTTGCACTCGCGGCGACCATCCGGCCGAACGTACATGTTCTCGGCGATGGCGTGTCCGCGCTGGCAGTGTGTCCGCTCGGAGCCGTCAGCATTCACCCAGCGTGGGCGCTCGGTTTTGTACCCGTGTTTGCCACGCATGTAGGCGAGGGTTCGCAGACGCCCGCACTCTCGGCACCAGCGCGCGAGGCCATGTCGTACTCGCACCATGATCGTGTTTTCTGGCGTCCACTTGTGCCCGTGGCGACAGTGGGTCCGCCGAGCGGCCTTCCGTCGGTTGTTCTCGCCCTGCGTGACGGGCTCGAGGTGCGACGGATTGAAACACGCGCGATTCGGCTCACCCGGACAGCAATGATCGATATGCATTCCCTTCGGTATAGGTCCGACGATCAAAGTGTAGGCAAGCCGATGGACTTTCCACTGCTTGCCTTCGAAGTGGGCGGTGCCGTAGCCGTCAACGCGGGTACCCTCCCAAATCCAGCATCGGTCGGGCTGCGTCGCCTGGAATACCGCGATGCGTTTTCGGAAGTCCTGCCGCCATTTCCACATGGGCGCAATATACAATCCGGGCGCATGTTTCGTAAGTGTTCGTTAATGTCTAAATTAGAATGGCCCGTACCACTTGCCCGACGATGACGCTCCACGTTGGTACGCCACCGCAGACCGAGGAAGAGATCGCGCCCATTCGGGACGCGCTTCGCTTGCGCTGCAACGATCCGCTTCTCGATCTGCGGTGGAATGCCACGGCGGTCATGGTGAAGCATGGCGGCTACGACGTCGTCGGCAACATCCTACGACCCGAGTATGAGGGCCGCTGGCAAGTGGTCCGGTACGCGACCGATCGGCTGCACCTGGACCGGGAGTTCGCGGTGATCTGCACCGTGACCAAGCCCGACCTGGTGTCCGAGCGCTACCCGATCATGCGGGACCAAGGCGAGTACACGCCGATCGACTGGTGGCTCGTGGAATACATGCAGTTGTGGGACCGGGCGAACAGTCGCTACGCCGAGGAAGCCTCGAAGCGGGCGTGGGCCGAGCACGACGCGGCGGAAGCGCTGCCGGACGATCGCGCGGCGCACCAGGAAGCGCTCGAGAAGGTCTACCGCGAGCACGGCAGCGAGTACTGGATGGGCGGCGCGCAGGGGAAGGCGGACGCCGTGACCGTCGAGAGCCTGTGGGGCTCGAAGCACTCCAACAACTGACGCTCAACTGACGCTACTGAGAGAGACGCCATGCCGTCCATGAATCTCGCCAACCAGAACGACACGCTCGAGGTCGCGCCGCTCAGCCAGCGCGGCTCGGCGGTCGTCGTCATTGCGACCGGGCCGAACGTCTCCGCGACAGCGGTATTCGTCGTCGAGGTGCAGGTGATCAACGGGCAGTACATCGCGATCGGCGTGTTCAACGCGATCACGCAGGCCAAGGCCGACAACGTGACCGGGCCGAACCAGTACGCCTGGACGGACGCGCCGGGCGCGTACAGCGCGCGCGTTCGCCGCACGGACAACACCGGCGGCGACGGTACGGTGTCGATCACGCAGCAACTCGCCTGAGACGCGACGAGGAGAACTGATGCCACTCCACGGTCGACGGTTCGGCGGCGGGACCCCCACGACGGCGCCAACGCCTCCTTTGGGCGATGGCGGCTCGGGCTCGACCGGCTCGGGCGGGACCACGCTCGCGAACAACGCGACGGGGCAGGGCTCGATCAAGCTCGGGAAGGGTGTGGTGCTCAACTCGATCGAGACGGACAAAGCCTGTCGCGTGATCTTCTACGACACCGCGGCGCACGCGACGGCCGATCGCAACCGGAAGATCGGCACCCCTCCCAAGAAGGGCGCGCAGTCCGGCGTCCAAGCCGAGTTCCTCTTCAGCGCGCCGAATGAGACGATTACCTGCGACCCCGCTGCGGTGCTCAAGAACGGCGATACGCCGCAGTCGGACCTCATCTACTACCGGATCACGAACCTCTCCGGTGGCGCGGCGTCGATCATCCTGACGCTCAACTACACCCCCTACCTGAGCTGACGCCATGGCGAAATTCACGACGGAAACGGCCAACTTCGACCTCAGCACCGACGCGAATGCGCGCACGTTCTGGAGCATGGTCGACGCGCAGATTCAGGGGCTCGGCGGGTGGACTTACGTGCCGCAGGTGGGCGATGGCGACCCGGCGACGATGGCGACCGGCGCGGCGGGCACGTTCCCGATCTTCCGCGTCTACAAAACGACCGTTGCGGGAAAGGACTGGTTCGTCCGCCTCGACTACGGCCACGACGCGAATGGGCCGCAGTTCAAGCATAAGTTCGGCTCGGCGGTTGACGGCTCCGGAACGCTCAGTGGTCAGGTTTCCACGCAGGTGACGCTGGCGCAGGCGTCGGGCACCGCTGGCGGCGCGACGCGCCAGGTGATCATCGCAGCGGCCACCGGCCGACTCATGATCTTCATCGGAGCCGGAACCACGAACAGCACGTGGGGCGGCATGTCCGTTCATGCGCGCGTGGACTCGACCGGTGTCATGCTGGACACGGGCCTCGACATTTTCACCTATGCCGACAACGTCAACGTCACGTCGAGCCAGGCGCTCCCCGCGACAGGCACGGTGCCGGCGAAGAAGAGCTACATCCCCTGCAACTACGGCGTCGAGAACACGCAGAAGATCGGCGCAGTCGCGACGCACGGGCACCCGTTCCTGTGGGATGCCGATGGCGGCAACAACCCGACGCTCGCGGTCGTGCTGCTCCCGGCGCTCGACTACGCAATCAACTTCATCACGACGATCGACATGTACGGCGAGCCGCGCGACTACATGGTCGGCCAATCGTTCAACACGATGAGCGGCTCTGCGTCGGCCATTACGGTCGGCATGCTCGCGGACTGAGGAGAGCGAGCCATGCCTGACATCGCAGTCTTTCCGCCGTCGATCCCGAACATGGTGGCCCAACTCCCGGTCAACGTGCAGCCGCCAGCCGGCTCTGTTTCCGTGTCACCACCTCTGGTGGACGTACCGCCAGGGACCACCGGCCAAATCTCCCCGAGGCCCTGACCATGCGCGTCCTCAGCGAAACGCAGCTCAATCCGCCCGCCGCCGTCTCGTTCCTGTTCGTCGACAACGACCCGCGCACTGAAGGCGGCGTGCGCCGCGGCGTGGGTTCCATCGCGATCGCCGGCGACGGGTCGATGTACAAGAAGACGGGCACGGGGGACACGGACTGGACCCCGTTGCTCGAGGCGACGAATCAGGTCGCGGTGCTCACCAAGACGGTGACGCTGACGGACGCGCAGATCAAGGCGCTGCCGACGACATCGGTTGACATAGTTCCGGCGCCAAGCGCTGGCAGAATGCTCGTGCCATTCGCCGCGGCATTCATTACGAACTTCGACGCGGCTGGCTACACCAACGTCGATCCCGGCGCGTGGGTCTACCTCCAGTGGGGAAGCGATTGGGCGAGTCACGGCCCGTCACACGATTTCGCGAGCGTGAAGGATGCCAACGGCTCTATCCTCACGTTCGGTGGTCAGCAGTTCTTCCCCGTGGTCCTCGGCACAGCGAACGACGGAAACGGTAGCAATTTCCCGCCCGGCGATGTGGCCTCAAAATTCGCGGGAAAGCCGATCTCCGCCTACGTCATCAACGGCGTACTCGGCAACCTGACGGGCGGCGATCCTGCGAACACGCTCACGGTCACGGTGCTGTACGCCGTGGTCGACGTCTGACCAGATCGCACTCCGCGCTTTGCCCTGACCGCCGTACTCCTACTTCACCCGATCCACTGCATTCCATTGACCGGAGCGTTTCGCATGGCACAAGAGAAAAAGCGCAGCATCGGCGGACCGAACGACTATCACAACGAGATCATCGACGGCAAGCCGGTGCTCCTCGAGGGGCTCGGCGACGTCCAGTACCCGGACCGCGACCCGCGCGAGATTCGGGCAGCCGGCACGGCACGCCTCGAAGCGCTCAAAAAGGAAGTCGAGCAGGCCGGTGAAGCGCTGACCGAGCGTGAGCGCGAGTTGCTCAAGCGCGAGCAGGAACTGGAAGAGCGCGAGCGTCGGCTGGCGTCGCAGGAAGCCGCGACCGCGGCGCGCGGCAAGCGCCCGGCCTCGGGCGAGTAGGGCGCGATGGCGAACACCGAGTACACGTCGAAGGCGATCGCGGCGGCGGGCGTTGTCGTCGCCACGGTCGCGGCCGCGCAGCTCCCGGCGCGCGACTCGTCGCATGCGCTGCGTGAGATCCTGCTGCAGGCGGATCCCGGCAACACCGACAACGTGATCTTCGGGAACGAGGCGAGCCAGTCGATCGTGCTCGAGCCGGGCGACACCTTCGTGCTCCCGGTCGAGAATCCCGGCGAGGTCTGGTACAAATCGGCGTCCGGCAATCAGACGCTCCGCTACCTGGGCCGCGACTGAGCGGCCCTTCGCTTCTCTGGCATCGTCGCATTCATGCGCTGGACTGATTGGACCGATTGGAGGTCGCTGATGGGCAAGGTCTTCGGGTTCGCGAACAAGGGCGGCGGCATGGGATTCGGACGAGGGAAGCACGCGCTCGCCGACACCACGACGGCGACCGTCACGACGTCGGTGAGCTCAATCGCGGGCGAGCCGGGCGACGTCGTGACGTTCGACGCCGGCGCCGAGAATGCGGCGGGCCAGTTCATCAGCGGGAAGACGTACAGCGCCGTCTCCTCGGATCCGGCGAAGGTGCGCGTCGATTCGGTCGTCGGGCGCACGGTCACGTGCTCGATTCTCGACGCGACGGCCGGCGTCAACATCACGTGCACCTGCGACGCGATCAACGCGGCGCCGGTCGTGGTGAGCAGCACGTGGATCGTCGCCTCGATCGCGCTGGCCCCGTCCTCGGTCTCGCTCGACAAGGGGCAAACGACCAACCTCACGGCGACGGCCAAGAACAAGCACGCGCTCGTCATGCCCATCCCGGCGCTCACCGGCGCGACGACGAATGCGCTCATCGCCACGGTCGGCGCGATCAGCGGGGCGACGGTCCCGGTCGGCGGTGTCAGCTCGGGCGCGGCGACGATCACCGTATCCTCGGGCGGCGTCACCTCGAACGGCGCCTCCATCTCCGTCTCGGCCTCCGGCGCGAGCGTGCCGACCCCAACGCGCTATGCCGTCACCGCGGACGCCTCGAGCGTGGCCGCGGGCGGCACCGTCACGGTCCGCGCGCAACTGCTCGATCAGTCGGGACTGCCCATCGCGCTCGGCGGACAGCAGGTCACGTGGAGCAAGACGGGCAACGGCGGCTCGTTCGCGAGCGCGACGAGCTTCACCGATGCGACAGGCCTCGCAACGATCGTGTTCACCGTCGCGACGGATGCGACGGTCACGCACACCGTCACCGCGACCGATCTGTCTCTGCGCACGGGCACGTCGGGCGCGATCACCGTCACCGCGGCCGCGGCGCACCACTACAGCGTCGGCGTGAGCGCGCTGAGCGCGACGGTCAACGCGACGATCAGCGTGCAGGCGCAGCTCCGCGACCAATACAACAACCCTGTCGCGCTCGCCGGCCAGGTCGTCACGTGGAGCTCGACCAACGGCGGCACGTTCGCCGCGCCGACGAGCACGACGGCCGCGAACGGCATCGCGACGGTCAACTTCACCGTGGCGGCGGCGCCGACCACGCACGTTGTCACGGCGACGGACGCGGCGGCGCGCACCGGCTCGAGCGCGGCGGTCTCGGTCGTCGCCAGCTCGGACTTCTCGGGACCGGCCGAGCTCCCGCGCCTCGTCCCCGACACGCGGTGGACAACGCCGACGATCGACGGGCTCCAGATCGCGGCCACCGACGCGAGCGAGTTGCAGGCTGGTCTCGATACGATCGCGTCGACGGGCGACCCGAACCTGACTCATGCCGTCGTCGTCACGCCGGGCGTCCTGACCTACGTGGCGAACTACGTGCTCCCGGTGCTCGGCGCCGGTACCGGCTTGGTGCACGTGACCACGAGCGCCAAGCTGCTCGGCACCTTCGCGCTCACGCCATCGGCCTACGTGCGCGGTGTCGTCGAGACGCAGGGCCAACGCGTCAACAAGTCGCACTCCTACGCGACGGCCGGCGCGAGCTCGCCGCTGGCGCAACTCCAGACCGCAACACTCCTTCCCGTCATTCGCTGTAAGGCGGGCGCGTCGCGCTACCGCTTCGAAGCCATCGAGTTCTCGCGCGCGGCCGGCAACACGGCCACGATCGAGGACGCACTCGTCGACACGCACAACAAGTGGGACGCGATCAACGACCTCGAAGCCTGTACGTCGGTCGCCGAGGTCCCGAACGACATCATGTTCGGCCACTGCATTCTCCGCGGTGACCCGGCGCAGAACACGCGGCGCGGGCTCACCACCGGCACAAACGTCGGGATCCGCGACTCCGCGATCTACGACATTCGGGAGTCGGGCTTCGAGTCCGCGGCGATCGCGACGTGGAACGCGCCCGGTGGCATTGCGGCGATTAACTGCTTCCTCCAGGCGGAAGCACAGTCGCTGCTCACCGGTGGCTCCGGCCCGACGATCCCCAACATGCCGGTCAACGACGTGACGGTCGTCTGGTGCCACTCGAGCAAGAACCCGTCGGGCACGTTCTCGAAGAACCACTTCGAGTCGAAGAACGGCGGGCGCTGGTACATCAAGAACACGATCATGGAGCACAACCGTCCGCTGGGGCAGGACGGGACGAACATTCTCTTCCAAACGCTGAACGACAACAACATCAGTCCGCCGCAGCAGAACATCGCCGACCTCACGATCGAGAATGTGTTGATCATCGGCGGCGGACCGGGCTTGGCGCTCCTCGGCCGGGTCGGCTACGACAACGGGTCCGGGATCGTCTGGCCGCTCCTGCCGACACGCCGCGTGCACATCAAGAACGTGTACGGTCGAGACATTTGCGGCACGCTCGCCGAGGCATCCGGCGCCGATGGCTGGCTCATGGAGCTGTTCAACGGGGTCGAGGACCTGCTCGTCGAGCACGTCACGGGCGAGGCCGTCGGCGTGGGGATCATCTTCAACCGCACGACGATCGAGGGCGTCGATACGTTCGGCGTCAAGAACCTCGAGATCCGCGACTGTTTGCTCGGGAAGGGCGCCTACGGCTCCCTGTGGGCGGACGGCGGCTACGACGGCAACGCGGCGCTCACGCAGGGCGTGACGGGCACGGTCAACGTGCACAACAACGTCTTCTACGCACCGGACGGCATCCCGGACAACCCTGCGGCATACCCGGCCAACAACTTCTACGTACCGAAGAACAACGTCGGCTTCGCGGCGTGGGTGAAGCAGAACCCTGGTGCGTTGGCAGCCGGGAGCCCTTACCACAACGCGGCGACCGACGGCGGCGACATCGGCGCGGACGTGCCGGCGATTCTCGCGATGGAGACCGCGGTGCGCGAAACCGTGCTCCCATGGTGAACCCTCTGGTGAGCCCTGCGAGGTCATTGTGATCCCCGGCTATCCGACGCTGACGACGCCGAGCGGCGTGCCGTACCTCGATCGCGCCAATTTGCCGGCGCCGATTCAGTGGGTGCTGGCCTACCGGCACACCAATGCGCTCACGCTCACCACACGCGACATCGTCGACAACGCGCGGATGCGGCATCACCTCTTCGCCGACGTCGAGATGCCGGACGGCGCAGCGATTCTGTGGGTGAACCAGCGCGAGCGGTACCTGTTGCTCACCTACCGCGACGGGCTCAAAGGGGTCGCGACGAAGACGGTGCGCACGATCGCGACGTTGCCGGCGCCGGGGTACCGCATCGGGGTCACGCCACGCGGCACGCCGTACCTGCTCGACGCCGACGAGCAGCCGGGCGACGGCTACGCGGTCTATCTCTCCGACTGGACCAAGGCGCCCTACATCGACCAGGCGGGCGTGCCGATCGCCGACAAGCCGCTCGACGACGGGTGGCCGCTCCCGGTCGAAGTCATCAGCACGATGGCCATGAAGGCGCAGTTCTCGGGCGGCGACGAGTTGCCGATCGCCATCAAGCTCGAGAACGAGCGCACCGTCGGGCTTCCTGGGCGCCAGCTCACCGCGTTCGCGAGCGGCAATCGCGTGGCGCCGATGCAGCGGCCCGGCTATCCCATGGCGTCGACGGGCTGGGGCAGCGTGCTCGCGACCGAGCTCTCCTACATCCCGCTCACGCGGATCACGAATATCTGTTGCCTCGTGAGCTTCCCCGCGGTGCTGGCCGAAGCGCTCGTCGCGGGCCTCGCGGAGCGATTCGCGAAGCAGGCGAAGGGATGTACGCCAGCCGAGCAGGCGCAGTTCGCCAACGAAGCGCGCATGGCGGAAAAGCTGCTCGACGACGCCTCGAGCGACATCCTGGGCGAGCTGCCGTCGCGCAGCGTCGTGTTCAAAGGGTAGGAGAGAGGAGAATACACGATGCCGGCAGAGATTCGTCGCTTCATCGCGTACACCCGGAAGGGCGAGGCCGCAGCCGACTTGGAGGCGCGCATCGTCGCCGCGGGCGGCACGTCGCCGGATGGCCCGACGACGGGCCGGAAGTTCGTCGTGTGGACGGACGAGGGCGAGCTCTCAGCGGACTTCGACGCCCGCATGGCGGCGCTGGGCCTCGAGGCGAACAGCGCCAGCAGCGACACCATCCACTTCATGTATACGACGCGCGGCGAGTCGGCGGCGAACTTGGAGAACCGTCTCTCGCAGCTCGTCACGTAGCGGAGCCTGAACCAACATGCTCCCGGTGATCGCTGACGACTCGTGCGGAGTGCGCCCTACCGGGGGCCGCGCGATCATTGGCGAGGACTGTGCACCGCTCGCGGCGGTCGCGGTCGTGCCGAGCGACGCCATCCTGGCGCCAGAGATTGTCTGGTCGAACGGGTACGAGACCGAGGGCCAAGCAATCCGGATGGGGCACCCGCTCCCCGGCGTCGACTCGCCCGATCCGGCGATCTACGGCGAGGTGACGGGTGGCTTCACGTTCGTCTCCTCGGGCGGACGGGACGGCGGCGGCTACCTCCTGACCGTCGCGAGCGACGAGCCGCTCTCAGGTCTGCCCGCCGATCGGGTCGGCAACTACTGCTACGTGCCGGTCGCGCCCGCCGGCATCGGCGGCAACGTCGCGGAGCCGGCGCGCCGCGGCCTTGGACAGCACCACGCGTTCAACTATCTCGGCGCCGCGCTGCCGTATCCGCACAACGCCTACGGCTTCAACAACACCCCTGTCGGCCACGCCGCCGCCTACCTCGTGCTCCAGATCGGCGTCGATCGCTACGTGCGACCGATGGTCGTGGGGCGCGCGGGCGACGGTACGGCGACCTTTACACAGGTCGGGCCGACCTCCACGCGCCAAGTGCCCGCCGACGGCTGGTGGGCGATGGAGCCGCAAGGCTTCGCGGGCCCCAGCGGGAACGACGTCGGCGGATTTCTCATCGCGCGCTACTACGATGACACGCTCCCGGTCGAGGGCGAGACGATCGTGTTCGCGATCGATCAGCCAGTTGCGCTCCTCGACGGCTTCTACGGCTGGCTGTGGGGCTCCGAGGTCGTGCGCGGCAACACGCTCGGCATCAGCGGGATCGGGCTCGACGACTCGGTACTCTACAACGGGACCGGCACCGTCCGGCGCTGGCTCGGCGACACGCGCGTCGGCGCCGGCGTTGCCGCCGCGGCCGGCGACGAGACGAACAGCGAGGTCTCCTTCGCGACGACGTTCCCGCTGGTCGGCATTCCCGCGTTCGGGCCGGAAATCAACGTCGCGCATGGCTCGCTCGATCGCTGGCGCAACGTGACCGGCACGCCGGCGCGCGCGCGCGGCGAGCGGTTGGGCGGGCTGTGGTGGTACGGCAACACCAGTTCCGCCACCGGGGACTGGCTCTATGGCCCGGTCGACCTCGGACCGCCCATCGCGGACATGCCGGAGAATCTCGCGACGACGCCCGACATTCCCGCGATTCCGCGCAATCGGATGCTCGACGCGTTGGGCGACCTCGTGCGCGTGGCGATCGCGCGCGGGAACATCGCGCAGGTCGAGGGCCTCATGCCCTACGTGCGCGCGAGCTTGGTGATCGTGCGCGGCTTCGTCGCGCTCGACGCGTCCGGCGTGAACGGTGACGGGACGCACTACTCGGGCAACACCGATGGCGGTCAGTTCATGCTGACCGGCGAGCATTCGGACCTGGACGCGATCGACCTGCCGCTGCAGGTGGCCTTTCGCCCGCGTCTTCGATCAGGTGGCGTCGAGGTGACGCTCCCCACGTTTCAAGCGGTGCGCGTCTCGGTCATCGACCCCGCCGACCCGGACCACTTCTCCAATGCGCAGCCGCACGGCGTCTGGCAGAACATCGCCGGCTATCTCCTCGGGCCCAGCTTGTTCGTCAAGGCGGATCCGGCGACCGGCCTGGCCTTTCAGCCGGCCGCGCTGCCCAACGTGCAACCGGGCGTCGTCGGGGACTTCGGGCCGTTCGATGCGGCGCACCCCGCGGCGACCCCAGACCAGCGTTGGATCCAGTTCGACGTGTGTGAGCTGGGTTTCGATTACGTGTATCATCGCGCCGTGCCGTCCTTCTCGCCGCCCGCCGCGATGGCGCCGCGGGCGGGCTTCCTCTTCGCCGGCGGCACCAACCTGCCGGCGCGACACGTCGTCATCGAGGACACCTCGATCGATTGGGACGGGACCGTGGTGACGCGCATGGTGGATTGGGGCGACGGCTCGCCGCTCGAGGCGATCGCCGCAGGCGGCACGCTCGCGCACGACTACGCCGCGCCGGGCACCTACACGATCACCCTCACGGCGACGGACGACGGTGGCCTGACGGGCAACGCGAGCCACGACGCGGCGTGCTTCGTCGTGAATGCCGGTCCCACGGCGGCATTCACCGACGCGGCGGATCCGAGCGACCTGACGGGGCAGACGGCGCAGTTCACCGACCTCTCGACGGACGACGTCGGCGTGGTCCAGTGGGATTGGGACTTTGGCGACGGGTCGCCGCACTCGAATCTCCAGAACCCCACGCACGCCTACGCGGCGCCGGGCACCTACACGGTCACGCTCGTCGTGACGGACGGCGGCGGCGAGGCCGGACAGCCACCGCTCTCCGACAGCCACTCGGCGGACGTCGACCTGCCGTTCATCGTGGCCGCGGGCGATTGCCCGCTCTCAGCCGACGCGCTCGCCGACGCGGCCTTCGTCCAGGGCGACGACTTCAACGGCGGNNAACCCGCCGCTCCCGGCCTACGTCGACACGGCGGCGTTCGACGCCTACTACACCGGCAGCGGCACCTTCCGCGAAGCGTATGACTCGGCCGAAGCGGCGGCGGGCGTCGATCACGCCATCGACAACAGCGTGCAGTGGAACGGGCACAAGACGCTGCGCATGGACTATGGCGCCGGGCACTTCGGCGCCGGTTGGCAGACCGTCTACACTGACGACGGCGTCGCCGAGGCCTACTACACCGCGGCCCCGAACGGCCCGACCGGCTACTGGTTCCGGCACGTCTTCCAAGGACCGGGCGGCATCGTGCCGGGCGGCGACACCGGCGCCTTCACCG